TTTAAACAGTCATGTTCACGACTGGATATCTCATCACTTTTTGGTGATAAAAAAGGGACCCACTGAGCTAGCTCGGAATCTTAAAGAGTGACTTTTCACCTTATAATGATACGTTGGATGTGCGTCATGCATTGAGAACGGAACCCTGTGGTTTGATTGAAAAAGGGAGTTATACGCTTTATAAATCTGCGCTCTACGATACTTTCCATTTATTTAACACTTACATGAGTTTGTGAAATGGTGCATTAAGAATGGACGGCTGTGATAGAAATTTATTTCTATTCCCATTCCACTTAAACGATCCATGGGAAAAGGTCGGGATGTAATCCTTGGCTTCGCGATCCAAGTTTAAAAGTTACATCATTAAAAGTGGGTCTCATCACCTGATGAGGCTTATTATTATCAATTGTTTACCATATTCAAAAAATGGTTTTTTATTACAAGTTCCTAGGTTTAGGAAAAGTATCTGATCAAAACAGCATAAAGCTAATTGATTGTTATAATTCACTTATTAAAAGTGTGAAAAAAGATTTTAAATTTACAATTAAAATTGAAAATCTGAGAGGCTTAGTGAATAGAATAAATCAATTTTCGACCCCCGGTTTTGAAAAAGGTGCTGTATCTCTCTTACGCAATATTTTTGGTAAGGACAAACTAAATATTATTGATATTGACGTTACCCCAACAAAAAAAGATGTTAAAGAATCTGATTCAGAAACGTTGAAACTTATCGCTCAAAACAAAGGTCCAGATTTTACTAGGATAGATTCAAATCAATTTGTTAATGTGCTATTACATATTAATAACAAGCTTAGAAAAGAGGGGAGGATTTACAAAGGATTTAGAAAATTTGAGAATTGCATTCTTCAAATTCCAAAAAATACATCATCAGGATATCCATATTTTGGTAAAAAAGGGGACAAGAAAGTTATTAATTCGACCAGAATTGATTATTTAAAATTCTTTAAAGAATCTAGAACAAATAAATATCTTTGGAAGTTTCCAATTATAATTTTCCATAGATTCCAATCTCAATTAATTAAGACTGTTAGAGGAATTGAGAAAAAGATTAAAATAAGACAAATTCAAGGTGCCCCTTTTCTAATAATAATTTTAGAAGTTTTCTTCTTTAAGGACTTCAAAGATTTATTCTTGAAAACTTTCGATAACATAACGATTGGGCTAACTAGAGTCAAAATATCAGGGAAGATAGATGTTGTTAGAAGAAATGCAAGATCTACAAATCGTAAGATTTTTTGTGGTGATTTAAGTAAATGTGATGTATCGGTTTCGAAATCCTTGATGGTTGCTCTTTATTCTACAGCTTTTCAGTTCATAGACCGGAATCTTTGGAACAAAGCAAGTTACCTAGTTTACTATTTGATCAATTCTCCGATAATATCTACTGATGGGAAAATTTATGTTTCAAAAGGTTCTAATCCTACCGGTTGTTGGTTTACATCAATTATCAACTCCTATTGTTTAATATTTGTATTGAATTATTTCTCAATAATAGTAAGAGGAGTTTTTCTTTCGAATGATGAATATCTAGTCCAGGGTGACGATTTCATTATCAATATTAATGATGGAGAAGAAAAGATATTAAAAAAGATTTTTGAAGATTTTGATTTCAGACTTCATTTACAAAAATCAATTATTTCCAATTATAACGAAGAAGTTAAATTCCTTGGTTTTAATTGGGATTTTAATGGAGAACCAGATAATGATGATTTTTGGATTATATCTAAAATTTTATATCCTGAAAGATTCATAGAATTAGGTGGACCTGAACGTGTTATTGTAAGGTATGTTTCATTAATATTCCAGATTAAAAGATCAATACATATATGGAACAAATTTCTAATGCACGATGACTACTTGAAGAAGAAGGTATGGAATGATGATAATCCAGAATTCTATGTTCTTTCGCAGGACGGTCAGTTAACTAAAAATAGAATTCCTCTTAATAGGTTAACCGAATTGGGTTGGAGAATGTTCTAAAGAGGCCTGCATTACAATGATCGGTTTATAATTATTAAAACCATTAAAATTCATGATAAGCTATGTTCACATTAATGAGTTCTAAAAAATTAGTTAGGAAAAATTTTCTTAAAAACAATGTTAAATTTAAGAAAGCAGGGGTTCTGAAAGTCGAAAACTCACATACACTCGATAAAAAATATATTGATATGTATCTGAGAAATAAGATAGCAACTGCAGCAAACAATTTGACTCCGAAAAATATTAAGGATGCAAAAGTACTATTAGGAATGCCATCAGGTGCGACTTTAAGTACTGTAATTACTAAAGTATCTAATAAAATTTCGGAAAATACGATTGCGTTGATAAACTATTTTTGTTACTCCGAAAATGAAGTAAATCTTAAGCAATTTATTGGGGTTGATAAAATTAAAGTGCCAACGTTCGTGGTTGAATGGGTAAGAATGATTGCAACTTGCAATAGACCTGTTGAATATCCATTTTCACAGGACTTAATAGTAGTTCCTGTTAATAAAAATGACATTGTGATAAGAGGGGTTTCCTTAGATTCAATACAATTTAAAGACATAATAGATGTTACATCTTGTGTTTTAGAATTGAATCAACTTTGTAGATCTGTAAACCTAGATGAATGTCCCGAAATTGAGTTGAAAGACTTATATAAAATATCTGAAAAAGCATATAATGTTTCAGTTATAAGAGGGAAAGAAGGAATTGTTGTATATCAAGGTTATGGAAATGATCCTGATGATGAATATTTCTCTTTAATTATTCAACCTAGACACAGGTTCATAGACAAAGACATTATGGAATTCGAAGAATGGAACTTTACCGAAAGTGAGTTTGACGAATCGCTAGCACTGTATGCTGGTAATATCGATCTAAATGAACTTCCAATGATGGAAAGCTATAATAACATGGTTAACATTAAAGATGTAGGGATCATGAAAAGAGAATTAGCTAACAGATTGGTTATAAATTCAAGATATGAAACTGTGGAGGACGGCTCAGATAGAGTCTCCGAAATTGAATTGGAAAAAGTCGATGATTGCGATAGAAGAAAAGTTGATATAAAAACTCCTGTTGTAAAATCTGAAGATAAATCCAATATCTTGAAGGAATATAAAGGTTTTGGCAAACGGAATTAAGTAAGAGGGGTAGGTTTCCT